TCTAATGATACCCCACCATAAGAAACACTATCGTTTGCTAACTTAGCATTTGCAATAGAACCAGCAAGTTGAGCATTCGTAATGGTTCCTGTTAAATCTGTTGTCGGTAGATTTCCACTAAATGTTGTTGCTGTAACTACACCAGTAACATTAATACCACCAGTGCCTGTTATGAATTTACTATTAAAGTCTAAGTTGCCACCAAGTTGTGGTGTAGTATCCTCAACTACATTTTTGAGGAATGTGCTTGCTAACTTACCATCGGCAATAGAACCTGCTAACTGAGCATTAGTTATAGTTCCACTAAGACTACTAGTTGGATAGTTGGTGGCATCAGAAAGATCAAATGCTGGAGTAGCATCAGAAGCACCTAAGTCAACAGATACTCCACCAAAAGAAACACTATCGTTTGCTAACTTAGAGTTAGCAATAGAACCTGCTAACTGAGCATTAGTTATAGTTCCACTAAGACTACTAGTTGGATAGTTAGTCGCATCAGAGAGGTCAAATGCCGGTGTCGCATCAGAAGCACCTAAGTCAACAGATACTCCACCAAAGGAAACACTGTCGTTTGCTAACTTAGCATTCGCAATAGAACCTGCTAACTGAGCATTCGTAATGGTTCCACTAAGACTACTAGTTGGATAGTTAGTCGCATCAGTCAAGTCAAATGCTGGTGTTGCATCTGAAGCACCTAAGTCAACAGATACTCCACCAAAGGAAACACTGTCGTTTGCTAACTTAGAGTTAGCAATAGAACCTGCTAACTGAGCATTAGTTATAGTTCCTGTTAGATCAGTTGTCGGTAGATTTCCACTAAATGTTGTTGCTGTGACTACACCAGATGAATTAATATTCCTTACTCTTACAATATCATACTCACTTATACCGACACTACCTGCAGTTAAACGTTCACCATTTTGAGGTGCCGTGGTTCCAATGCCAATTGCATAATTAGATAACCAAGCGTCTGTGCCCATTCCAGTAAATGCACCAGATTTAAACCACATAAATTTCTTATATGTGGGAATCAAGTTTGGATCAAGGTAAGAAGTTTCAATTCCTACAGGTTTTAATGTAATTAAAGGTGTTCCTTCCGTAGAGGCAACTGCAATACCACCATGATTTGCAGTATCATCTGTGCTTATATCATTTCCATTAGAATCTGTACTAAATCCAAGAATCAAATCTCGGTCAATAACTTTCAGAGTCTGTGTTTCAAGAGTTGTAGCAGTTCCTCCAATAGATAAGTTTCCACCAATTGAAAGATTATTAACAATCGTTACATTGTTAGGTAAAGAAACTATTGGAGTTGAACTCTCACCAGTTCCACCAGTAACTACAATCTGATCAGTTGTTCCACTAACTGATTGTACATAATCACCAGTGGTATCTCCACCAAGAGCAACACTATTAGGTTGAATCGTTGCAGCAAGTGATACGTTACCTGTTCCATCAAAAGAAACTACAGATGCAACAACGTCACCAGTAATTTCAAAGTTTCTTGCAGTTTCTAATGCAGTTGCAGTAATTGCTGTACCTGTTAAATTACCTGTGAATGATGTTGCTGTAACTACACCAGTAAGGTTTACATTACCAGTTCCAGTAATATCATTACCATTTAGATCTAAGTTTCCTCCAAGTTGTGGTGTAGTATCTCCTACAATTTCAGTAGTAATTCCAGTAAGGCTAGTATAAGGATAGTTAGTGGCATCACTTAAGTCAAATGCTGGAGTAGCATCAGATTGACCAAGATCTAAACTTACTCCACCATAAGAAACACTGTCGTTTGCTAACTTAGCATTTGCAATAGAACCAGCAAGTTGAGCATTAGTAATGGTTCCAGTTAAATCTGTTGTCGGTAGATTACCACTGAATGATGTGGCAGTTACAACTCCACTGACATTAATACCACCAGTGCCTGTTATGAATTTACTATTAAAGTCTAAGTTGCCACCAAGTTGTGGTGTAGTATCTCCTACAATTTCAGTAGTAATTCCAGTAAGGCTAGTATAAGGATAGTTAGTAGCATCTGATAGATCAAATGCTGGTGTTGCATCTGTTTGTCCAAGATCTAAACTTACTCCACCATAAGAAACACTGTCGTTTGCTAACTTAGCATTTGCAATAGAACCTGCTAACTGAGCATTGGTAATGGTTCCACTTAAAGATGAAGTGGGATAGTTAGTAGCATCACTCAAGTCAAATGCCGGTGTTGCATCAGAAGCACCTAAGTCAACAGATACTCCACCAAAAGAAACACTATCGTTTGCTAACTTAGCATTCGCAATAGAACCTGCTAACTGAGCATTGGTAATGGTTCCACTTAAAGATGAAGTGGGATAGTTAGTAGCATCTGATAGATCAAATGCTGGTGTTGCATCTGTTTGTCCAAGGTCTAATGATATTCCACCATAAGAAACACTATCGTTTGCTAACTTAGCATTCGCAATAGAACCTGCCAACTGAGCATTAGTAATGGTTCCACTAAGACTACTAGTTGGATAGTTAGTAGCATCAGAAAGGTCAAATGCTGGTGTTGCATCTGTTTGTCCAAGGTCTAATGATACTCCACCAAAGGAAACACTATCGTTTACTAACTTAGCATTCGCAATAGAACCTGCCAACTGAGCATTAGTAATGGTTCCACTAAGACTACTAGTTGGATAATTAGTAGCATCTGATAAATCAAATGCTGGTGTTGCATCACTACCACCTAAGTTAAGTGTTACACCACCAAAAGAAACACTAGTATTATCTAATGAAGTATTTGGGATATTTGTTAGGTTAGCACCAGATCCAGTGAATGATGATGCAGTAATAATTCCAGTTGTATTAACTGAAGCAGAAGTTCCAATACCAACATTAATTATTTGTGTGGGATTAGTTGTATTAACAAAAGTTATATTCCCCGCAGCATCATGCTTTAAAGTAGTTGTTCCAAGTTCTACTTCTTCAATACCTGTAATTTTCTTAGCATTAGGATCTAATACAATTGAAGATGTACCTATACTTAAAATTCCAGTAACTCTTGCATCACCAACAACAACTAAATTCTCACTATAAATAACGCCAGAACCAACAGGGTCTACATGAAATTTGGTAGAAGTAACAACACCAACACTCATTCCCCTGGCAGAAGTATCTCCTAATTCTAAAGTTTCATCCAGTGTTTGAGAACCTGCTCCTCCAGAAGCATTAGCACCTACCCATTTACCTAAGGCAGAATTATATTTTAAAAACTTATTATTAACCCTTGCACTATCTCTATCAACATCATCAAGGAACTCAAGACGAACCTCTCCACCACCACCTAATGATGAGAGTTGTTGTTGAATACGATTTACAAATAATCTATAGTGACTCTGGAGTTGGTCCAAAGTTACAAATTTCTGATCTAATGGTGTTAATGGATCACTATTATCTGAAGAACTAGGTTCAGTGATAATATTTTCACTTAAAAGTTCTTTCTCATTAAATTTTTCAAATACTTCTTCAATATATTTTACTTTACTTGCAAGTCTTGAATTGTTCTTTTGTATTTCTTCAATACTTAACTTATCAATCGCAGATTTAACATCTTCATGAATGGTTTCAATACTTTTATTTTGATTTTCGATATGAGATTCATTTCTCAATATCTCAATTTTCAAATCTACAACTTTTTTATCTAGTTCATCTCTAGTAGTTTCACTCTTTTCAATATCCTCAAGCATCAGATCATGAATCTGATTAACTTCACCGACTTTAGAATTTAAAGTATCAAAAATTTCAGTATTATCTTCCTTTACAAGTTCAATTTTAGATACAACATCATTTACAGTATTATCTAAAAATTCTGCAAACTCTTTGATCTTTGAATCTGTTTTTATTTCAGAATCAACAATTAAATTTTTATATTTTGGTATATCATTATTCTTTATCCTACCAAGTTCTTCATTGAGAGAATTAAAATCCTCAACATATTTTTCATCAACAACATCTTTTATATTATCTAAAGTTTCTTTCAGTTCTTCTTCTAATACTTCACATCTATTAGTAAGTCTAATTTCAGAATCAGAAACTAATTTTTCATATCTTGGAAGTTCATCATCAACAAAAGTATTAACTGTTTCAGATAAATCAGAAACATCTAATCTAATTTGAATCAGATTTTTTTGATTTATACCTTTAACTTTATCTTGAACATCACGAATACATTCCTCAAGAAACAAAAGTTGAGATACTAGTGCCTTGTCCAAATCTTCTTTCGTAAGAAGATTTTTAATATCACCATCTAACTCTTCAATCTTTTCAGAGAGATGATTTACCTTTTCTATATTAGATTGATAGTTCCCTAATGTTTCAGAAAAATCAGTTAGGACATCAACCTTACTTAAATTTCTTTTGAATGCATCATAAGCATCAGAAAAAGTATTCAATTCAGGATTTTCAATACTACCCTGAATTACATTTTCAACAGATGCTTTTTCTCTATCAAAGTATTCTGATGGTTTCCTGATTGACACTATTATTACAAATCCTTATGTATAGATATTTATTATATTCCCAGAAAGACAAATTGTCAAATAATCAATATCGATATTCTTGAATTTTATCCAGTACTTTATTGAGATATTTATGAACTAAATCCTTTTCTCCTTGCCATACATTTTTTGATTCTCCATCAACCTCATGCTTGAGTTTAAGAACATGACATATCATTTCATCCTTATTCAATTGATTACTTGGCATTATATTAAAAAGACTCTACTCAGTATATAGAGTAAAGTCTTTTTTGTCTTCTATTGAATTGGGATTTGTGCTGGTATCAACATACCACCACCCTTATCATCGTCATCATCAATATCTTCAGAGAATACGGAATGAATTATAAAAGCACCCAACATGAAGGTTGCTAATAATATCATTTTACCATACTCCAGGAATCAGTTGACCTGTTGTTGCATATGATCCCATTGCGGCAATGACGCCAATCATTGCTGCCCATCCATTAATACGTTCTGATCTTTCGTTCATTTTTTTCCTCTTGTGTTTTGTTGTAAATAATGACTCTACCATTTTCATGAGTGAATACTAATTCATCATCATGTGCCCAGCAGAGTTCTTCGTATAGGGCATTTAGTCTCTCCATATCATCATAGAGTTGATTTGGATCAGGCATTTGTTTTACTAACTGGTTCATATGGATGTTGAGGTTTGTGTTCTCTATCCATAGGTTTAGAAGACTCAAAGGAATCTCTTGAGAGATTTTTGATAACAATGAATGCCTCTTTGTTATACTTACGTGTTCCGATAGGTGATTGCCATTTCTTATTATAGACTTCACCTACATCAATACCAGAAACTTGAGTTCCTGCCATTTCAACTACAATGTTATCACCTTCTTCCCACCCATATTTTTGGGCAAGAGAAGAAACTTGTTCATAAACAGATGGAGTATCCATTACTCGATCTTCTGGTTCAAGACTTCCGTGCATCAGTAAAGATTTTCTTCTTGTTCAGTTTCAATTATAACATCAGAAGTTGGATATGCAACACAAGTGAGCACATATCCTTCTTCCATTTGATCGTCATCCAAGAATGATTGATCACTTTGGTCTACTGTACCAGATACAATCTTACCTGCACAAGATGAACAAGCACCGGCACGGCAAGAGTAGTTCATATCAACACCACCATCCTCGGCAGCATCAAGAAGGTATTGGTCATCCGCACATTTAACTGTGGTTTCATCTCCATCAGGAGTGCGGAAGGTAACATTAAAATCCATTAGTAAGTTTCGGAAAGGTTTTCTACAGAGTATGCCAACAACACAAGGAAGGCAATACTAGTTATTGTAAACAAAATTTGATACATTGTCAAGTGCTCAAAAACCAAAAAGTCCGAAAAAGAACACACTACCAGTCGTGGCATAAGAAACTAGTGCAAAAGCAAATCCAATCATTGCTGTGCGACCATTGAGTTTCTCTGCACGTTCTGCATATGTCTCAAGACCATATGCCTCAGTATAAGATGGATCAACATACATGCGAGGTTCAGTGGCCCACATGTTTGTGCGTCCACCGTCTTCTGTTGTTACAGTCATTTGAGTTTTGTGAAGAAACATTACAGTATTATATAGCAAAAATAAAGAGGGGTCAAGCCCCTCTCTGTGTTATTTCCCTTCAAACCCAGGAGGCAACCGATTAAAGTATGGGTCATAGTCAAATAGTGCATCCCAATCTTCAATTTGGTTTGCTTGTGTTTTCCAAAAATTCCAAAGACCTTCATAACTTGACTTATGAAAAACTTCAATATGCTCATCATGAATTGAAGAACCAAGTTCAAGTTTGTATAAGAACAAAGGAATAGTAAAAGTATTTCCAGAATTATAAATCAGATCATCAGCAACTGCTCTTGGTTTAACTCCATTATCAATCTTATACTTATCTCCTCTTATATGAAGGTCAATTAGTTTTTGTGCATGACGACGGGTAATCATATAACATGCTGTTGAAAAATCATTTACAAATCTTTTATGCATTTGTAAATGAACTGATGCCGTATTAATAACTGCAAGTTGAATTACATCATAGTCATAAGGAACTTTTGCATAGAAATTTTTCCATTCAAAAGGCCAATAAGATACAGTAGAAATATCACAATCATCTTCCATCATCAATGCACATGGAGCATCTGTTTTAAGAAACTCTACCATTGCTTTCAGATGGGACGTAGTGCATCCTACTTCACCAGAAGTCATACTATCAGGATATCTTCCTTTGAGAATGTCTCCGAGGTCTCTACCGTCCCTACCATCGTATGCAGAGATACGAGTATAATTCTCAATCTCCCAATACTTAAATTGCTCTTCCATATATTCTTTTCTTTCTGGTTGCTCATCCAGATTTAGATAATATATGGGAGGAAGTCTTTTAAGTTTATAAAGTGCCTTATTTCTATCCATTAGATAACCTTCCAATTCTCACAATATAAATCTTTTGTATCTTTGTCGGCATAATCAGAACCAAACCATATGCTTGGTGCAATTACTTTTTTGTTTGGATTTTGAATCAACCATGCACCCCACCAACTCATAGAACTATTAGCAATAATAGCATGATCACATAAAGACATCAAGCACATATCAAGATAAGGAACTAATGCACCATCTGAATGAGTATCTTCTGGTTCAGAGAACATGAATCGATCATTCTGAAAGAACTCTTGCTCCTTACACCACTCAATCGAATCTGAAAACACAACTACAGGAATACTTTCATCAAACTCTGCAAGTGCCTTCTCATAATACTCAAGAGGTTGCACAGGATGTTGATGTGCAAGGTTTACATATGCCCACTTAAATCCTCTCTTATCAGTAAGACCAGGATCACCACGACGAACATGAAGGAAGATAACTTCTTCTCCCATCTGACTACGAAACTCTTTACAAGGATCTAACCAATTACTTTTGAAAGTAAAATCTTTACGAACTTCGTCTTCAATATGTTTGAAATATTTTTCTGTTTGAAAAAATCCATAAACACTTACTTTGTCAGGACACTTATTAAATATATCCTCATCAAAATGAAAATGATTTTCCTGAATTATATTTTCAGTTTCAATCCATCCAATATTTTTATTGTGGGTAAGTTCAAATGCTTCTATTAATCCATAATTATCAATTTGAACTTGTGAGTTCTCTGGAGGAATGGTATATTCAAACTTTCGATTTGCGGCAATACCTTTGAGTGCCGCATACTGAAACATCTGATTACCAAACCTTCCAATAGTTCCTATATGATTAAATCCAATCACCTTTCATATCCTCAAAAACTTTTGCAATCCCTCTATCTATAGTAGTTTTAGGCATCCACCATCCAGTAATATAAGTATCTGCTTCGTTTCGTTTATCCATCTGAACACTATCTTTTGCAAGACCAGGTTTAATATTTACGGTCTTACCAATCAAATTAAATTGCCCCTGAATGATTGAGGCAATATCTTTAATTGAAGTAGAACTGAAGGAAGTAACATGAAGAGGATCTTCTGGTTTGAAGTCGGTAAAGTTCTCCATCACAGTCTCTAATGCCTCACAACAGTCCTCAGCATAAAGAAACTGACGTTCTTCAGTGCCGTCAGTCATCATCTCAAATTCACCCTCCTCAAATCCCCTACGGATGAAGTCAGTGATCACATGAGCCTTCTCCATATCTTTTTCGATACCATACACATTCCAGAACTTCACTATAAGTCCTTTCAATGCTGTAGTATGAAGTTCACCAACTCTCTTCATCACTCCATAAGGAGAGTAACTCATATTACTCATTTGAGATGATGCAAAAACGAATCTCTTGTTATACTTCTCAAGTAAGGCAAAAGTATTTGCCATCATACGTGTATTATTGTTGATGAACTGGAAAGTATGCTGATACTTTTTGAGGTAATGAGATCCACCAACATCAAAAGCAAGGAAGAATACAAAGTCAGCATTCTTTATAATGCCTTCAACATAAATGTTTGGTGTTACACGAAGATCATTCTGCGGACCTTCAACTATATCAACACCAATTACATCATGCCCCTTCTCTTTTAAATATTCTTCTAGATAAGCACCGATCTGTCCAGCAGATCCCAAGATTGCGATTTTCATTTTTTAATCTCATCAACTTCATTTTTTAGATGTTCTAATCTATCATCAATTCCACTCATCTTCTCTTCTAAAGATTTTATCCAACCAAAATACATATTATTTTCATACTCATCAATTATACCATGATCGACATTATATCTTGATATTGCCCAAGAAGGAGGTTCTTTAGATTTCCATGGATAAAGTTTATATTCTATTTCTGCAGCAATAGACCATAAAAAACATCTTACATTAAAAAATATTTTATACATGATACTTTGAATTATTTTTTGATAAATGCACTATTTTTGAATCAAATTTACACTGTGAAGAAAAATCTTCGGGATATGCATATGAGGGTGAAAGGGTATTTACCCTCTCTTTATTTTCAATAAAAAATTTATTTAAATGACTCTCGTCATGCCATACTGCAATTATATCATCTTTTAAATCATTTTCAGTTCTTGTTTGCAATTCATCAATTAACTGTAAAACATCAGGAACTTTTCCACCCCACAAACATCCTTGCCAATAAGTTGAAGTATCATCACCCTTTGAAATAGAAGCTCGGCATTTTGGGTTTGTCTCAAACGCACCAGGATACTCATCATGTGGTTTCATACCAAGAAAATGACATGGATGATGCACTCCAAAGAAAGATTTATCATAATCAAAAAATTCATCTTCAGTGATATCACTTTTCACTAAAGCATCAGCATCAATAAAAACGAACCAATCATTTTTCATGATATCTTGTCTTGCTTGATTTAGAATCTCAAATCTTTTGAGAGTAATAAATGGCCAATCTAAATGATTCTGATGATATTGAATCACGTTATCTGGAACTCCTTCTAATTCCCCATCCGTAAACACTAAGAATGTTTTTTCGGAGTTAGGTAGAAAATGCTCTTCAATATGTTGATAATAATTCGGAAGAAAATTAATATACTTACCTGTTCCAATAAAACAAATAGCAACTTTATTACATGTATTCCTGATAATCTTTTCCATATTTGGAACATAGTGATTCTTGACAACCTCGACCCAATCAAATTGTTTTGAGTATTCGATTATCTCATCTCTATTCTTAACAGAGTACTCTCTATTTTCTATAATACATTTTTCAACATACTCAAGATCACCAATTTTGTCCTCCGGAATAACAGTGATAAATTCCCTACTTAGATCAAGATTTGCAGTTGCATACTGACTTACAACCACACCCAAACCTGCAGTTAGTGCTTCTGTACATACTAATGGATGTGCCTCTCCATCAGAAAGAAGCACAAGGTTACCATAGTCAGTGAGATTATCATAAAGATATTGCTTTTCCCACTCACCAAGATAGTTTTTGGATTGATCAAATCTTTCATCTACAACATTACCAGCATAGTAAAGACTACTAATGCTCTGAAAGAAACATTGTCTCTTCCTGTAATCAACCTTTGCAAGACACAAAGATCTATCTGGATACTTCGGAGTATCAGTTCTTCTAAAAAGAT